TGGTTTCGAAGGCACAGACTTCCATGAAGCTATCTCAAATCGGTTTTGTATACCGAATAAGACTCGCTCAACTACCTGGTCAATGAGTGACACTGAACAGATAAGACGGAAACGACCAGAGAGAATTTTCTCCTGGAGGTGTGGTTCCTGTTTCACAAAAAGCCGCACAGGATCACAAGCTCCACACTTAACTAGCATTTCCGGTGTCATATCCTTGGCTCGATCACCCAACTTAGCTAAAACCCGAATACGCTCCACTATTGCGTTAGCAATTGTGTCTGCGTATGCGTTAATAACATCTTCGTTGGATGAGCCTAAGGCTGCCACCGGGACACCAGGTGTGGAGTCCCTCTGAACATCCGAAAACAAAATAAATGATAAACACAGCTTCTCGGCTTGTGCTTGAACATCGAGCAAGAAACTCTCATCTTCCATCCCCTCGATTGGAATCGTATGGGGGTAGAGTAAGAGTGTTTCCTCTATAGCTCGTCTTAAGTCTGGGGGGGGAGGGACGCTCCTGTGCCTTCCGGCTTGGAATGCAAGGGATGACCATTCTGCGGTTGGCCCGCGTTCTGGCCATTCCCATTGTCTGAGGACCTCAATTTCTTCTTTAGCCGCTTTTGCTGCTTCTGACTCAATGCGCCGTTTGGCGCCTGGGAAAGAGATGGCTGAGCGGCCTGAAACTTTGAGGCCAATTCCGCTGTCGATTTTGTGACCTTCGACCCATTCGTACCCTCCAAGGTTATAGAAGAACCTGAGGCTAGGGCTAATCTCATGAATGTCAGTTCGTCCTCCGTAAAGAGGTCTTTCTGGCATGTCTTTCGAAGATCCTTGAGCTCCTTCTCCGCTTTCAGAAGCCTCTCCGCTGTTCCCAGCGGAAGAGGTTCGTACATCAGAGGCCCGGCTACTTGACGTGCCGGGCTCGGTTCTTTTAAATCAGGAGCAACAACTTCAGCACTTTCTTGTTTCTTAACCTCTTCCTCTCTCAGTCTGTCATTTGAAGGACAAACTGGAAGATTCTTAGGGACCACTGGAACCACCTTTGGTGGCACCAATGACTCTTTGAAACTTAAATCACTCCCGAACTGTGGGGCGGATTTCTCCACCATACTAACGGGAGCGCTGATGTTGTTGTTTGGTGCAATTGGCTGGACAACAGACAATGCATGTGCTTGTTCAACCTTCCGAACCGATTTACTAGCCTCAGTACCGCCCTCTCCTCGAGTGTTCCAAAGGCCGGATTGAAAATCTTCAACCATATCGGCCCATTGGCGGGACTTTTTCTGCACAATTGGTCTACTTTCATCCTCTGCCCCAAGGGCAGCGAACTTATTAGTAGACGCATAGTACATTGCGTCCTCGGCATATTCCATTTCTTCCCAGCCATAAAAGCCATCTTTCCCTGGAAGGGGATCGTTGTCTTCATAGGCCGCTACTTTGGCTTTATGCTTGCGGTCAAGGTTTCGTGCTATTTGATCCCACTCGCGATCGCGAATGCGGATTGGTTTTCCCTCTCCATCTGTAGGTGTTGGTTTTAAGCTATCCGAAATTTCCCCAGTTTCCTGTGGTTTAAAATCCGGTATCTTCCTCAAGGCATACAACAATTGAACAGAGGTTGCACGATTCCAGTTAACATCTTTCGCACCTAAGTGGATTCCGGTAACTGTTCCCATGCTACTCAACAATGGAGTTCCTGAGGCACCCCCTGGAATAGGAGTTGATGCCGAGTGTTCTAAGGACCAAGGTGTAATACCACTTCGTCTCGCAACGCCAGTAGAAACATGAAGAATGTCACCTAGATAGGAGTAGACACGAATGCCACTACTATGCCCGGAAGCACACCGTATGACGCTAACGCCAATGGTTGCCCAAGCCTTGTCTGGTACCTCTAAAGCTACCAAATCAAGTTCAAAGTGCGCCGCCGCAAAGCGGACGTTCCACGAGCTGAAAATTTCTGAGCCTTTCGACTTTTCATTTCCAACAATTGCGAGCCTTACACCCGACGAGAGATGTATTAATACATGCCCTGCAGTCAGGAGGTACGACTTTTGGCCCAACGAAACCCGACAGCCCATGCCAACAATTGCACCAGTTTTAATATCGCGTATGTCAACAAGACCTTTCGGAAACGCATTTCCACGCACGGGTTCAAACCTTGAACCGGCAATCACACTTTCTTGCGACTTGGAATGTCTTGTCGAAGTAAGCGCTGTGAGAGCTCCAATAGTCTCACCAGAAAGCAAGACCTGAATTGGGCCGGTCGGAGTTTCAGCTGTTATGCTGATATCCATAGGGGTCACCTGAAGTGCCCCAGGAACAATTGTTGTTGGTTTAGGAATGGGGATGGCCACCGCTGAAAAGAAGCGCCCGATCACCCAGTTGAACAAAACAATGAACATTGCTATGAGGGATATGGAACAGCCGGTAAGCCAGATCCATTTGCGGGTCTCTTCGTCGATATAGGACTTATACCGAGTTACTACCCATAGCACCCAATAGCGCTCGAAAGTTCTTAACATAGAAGAAAAGAAAACACGAGACATGCGTACATACCACAAGGCCCTTGAATCCCAACTCTGAATGAGCGGCTCATGCC